TGGAATATAAACTCTTGACCGCTTTTTACAGCCTCATCTTTTGCATCCCGCCAAATTTCCAGCGCAACTTCCGGCAGCTCAATTGGGTTACGAATTTTATTGACCCGTCGCCACTCGTCTTTAAACTTGCCTGTTTCAAAGTCAATGTCATCAAGTTTGATCTGCGCTACTTCTTTAGGACGAAGAGGAACAAGAACGTTAAAGGCTACTGCGGCTCTAGTTTGTGGGTCAGGAATAACATTGATGCCCTTTACCATTGCTGGAATAGCGTCTTGGGCTGGTGGAACAGCTTTTGGCTTACGACTTCCTCGAGCTTGTTTAGCCTTACCTAACTCTAGTTCGTATGCTCTACCGGATGATCCGTACCCAATTTTGTATGAATATTCGGCACCTTCTTCGGATTGTGCTGCAAGCTTACGAAGCTTTGTTTCAAGTGCGCCAAGTTCGACAAACTGAGCGTTCGATGCTTGATCGTTTAAGTCCCTGAGAAATTTGTCTGTTGATACGGTAGACCAGTTAGCGTCCGGATCATACCCCATTTCTTGAATTTTACTCAGGGCAGTCTTAGATTTGCCCGTGCCTCGATACTCTAAGGCTTCGCGAATTGTCAGTGTTCCGTTAGCAGCTTTCTTGCCGATGTCAATATCTGACAATTTTTCAACTGGCTTTGAAGTGGCTTCCCCAAAGAACGATGGGGTGTTCTCTTTCATGTCACTGACAAGGGTTCTGTACTGAACATCATCCATATCGTTAAAAGCATCGTCAAACTTCAAAACAGCTACAGCTTGTTCTTCAGTAAGTTTTTTAGGCATTGGGCCTTCGCCAAACACATCAAAAAGCCCCTCATCGCCGGGTTCAATGTTGCCTTCCAGTTCCGTATAAGAACGGATGGTATCAAAGGCTTTCTTTAATGTTTGCTTATCAGTTGCCATCAGTAACCAAATACTTCATCTTGGACTTGGTGCACTTGATTTTTAATTGCACCGAGTTGTTTGTGGATTGAGCTATACCCGCTTGTTCGTGTCATGACCATGTAGCGCAACGCATCGTAAGCGTGATCTTCTGCTTTGGTGTCTACGTCTTCGCTGTTCGTTTTAGATAGCGGAATTGCTGCCAGTTGTTTTACTGTATTCTGGCAGTTTGAAAATACACGTAATCGAGGTTCGTTTGTGTACGGATCGTTTGATAGACGACGATGGACTTCCATTTTGCCCTGTAGCCTGTTGCGATCTGATGGTGTCCAACGTACACCGACTCTCATCATTGTTTCAGCAATTGAAGGACCGAACCCTGTTTTGTTCCAACACGATGAGTCAAGAACTGTGTAGTGAGGAGTAGGGTCAAGTTGCTCTGCTTCTAGTATTTTATCAGCCAAGTCTTCTGCTGTCAAGTGCTTTGCGTACAACTCGCGATAAACCCAAATATTGTTATCCCAGTCAATAGCCCCCCAAAGAACGCACGACGGACTCGCGTAGCCGTAGTCTGCCGCTCGTATGCGGGGCCAATTTGTAGGTAGCTCGAAAGGTTCAACAACGTGTCGCACTCTTGAAAATTCTGGGAAGGCCGCTCCCTCCGCCACGTCCCAATCCCCTTCAAGAAGTCGCTTTCGTTCAACTTCTGGGAGCGATCTCAGCATGGCCTCGTATTGACCGTCTGCCATGAGATAGGGATTGTCGGTTAGCCGTGCCGGAACAAACTTGCGAAAGAACAGCGGCTCACCTGCTTTCTCGTGACCCGGGGGCCACTCAAATGGTTTACCTGTTTCTATATCAAACGCTGCAAATGCCTTGTTGGGTTCGATGTTATCAATGTAGGTCTTCTTGACCCACCAACCTCCGACACCGCCGGGGTTTGCTGTGCAGCGCATACACAGATTCTGTTGCAACTCTGGATCAGTCGAACGAAGACGAGAGCGAAGATAGTCCCACACGTACGGTGTTGGATATTGGGTTACTTCGTCAATACCAATCCAGTTGAACGCCTGACCCTGAAAGCGGGTTACGTCCTTGTCTTTGTCCAAATAAGTAAACCACATGGTTGCACCAGAAGGGAACACCCACGTGGATTTTGATTCTCTAAACTTTGCGCCGGGAAAGGCTTTGGGGTAGAGCTGTCGAGACTTGTCGATCAGTTCTGTAAGCTCGTCCAAAGTTCGGCGTAGTATAAGTCCACGATGATTAGCGTTATGACAGTAACGCAAAGGATCAGCCAAGAGAGCAAAAGACTTACCACCGCCAGCAGCTCCCCCGTAGAGGACATCGCGTTCCGAAGCCGAAAGAAACTCTTCTTGAGGCCCCGGATTGGGTTTGAAAACAATCTCAGACTCACCCACAAGGTCTGTAACTGACTTCGGTAGTACATCCAGATCAGACTGTTCGATAACAGCCGGACCAGTGCCGTTGATAGCTTTTTCAACTTTACCTGCACTGGCTTCGACCTTTCGAGCGTAGCGACGCTTGTCCTCTGCCGCTTTGGTAGTTTTTTCCGCCCGCTTTTTAGCCTGTCGTACTCGCTTTTGGGTTTCCCGGCGGGCACGTTCGGCTCGTGATAGATTGTAGGTTGCTTTGGGGGCAGCGGAATCTTTTTTTGGTCTACCGCGACGTTTCGGAGGATTGTCCGGCTTTTCTTCCACGATGAATCATCCCACCTTTGTTAAATCCTGCAGGGTTTTGTCTTTTTTGTTTTGCACGAGATTGTTCTCGTCCCGCGCTATCTTTGTTGACGGTTGCATAGTCGTCATACTCACCTGACGCAACTCCTAACATACTCAACCCTTCTTTTCTAATTCCCTCGTCTGTGTAAGATTCGTGATCACTCATTATATCCTGAATAGCTTTTCTTAATGCTAAGTCATCTTTTTGTCGCATGTTTAGTTTATCAAACTGCGGAAAGAACTTCTTGATTTTTGGGCCGAACTGTTTAATACGTTCTGCCGCTGTCTGCGAATCTTTAATTTGTTTGCGAGTCGGGGCTTTTGATTTAGGGTTAGCCATCGATAATTACCTCTTTTTTAGGCGGCAGCAGCACTACACCGTGTATTGCCTGTACGTTGTGGTTAAGTGTTTCTTGTTTTGCAACCCCGACTCGGTTTAAAAGCGATTCTGCGGCTCTGAAGCGCAGTTCGTCACCTCTCTCGGGTACAGGATTGTCGATTGTGTTTACAAGGCGTGTAGCAGCCTTTAAAGCGTTTGTAGCCAGTAATGATTTTGTACGCTCGACGATTTCTTCGGCAAGGGATTGCTTCAACCAAGCTACTGAACCGGACGAATAGCCCGCATCTAGGGCTGCTTGACGTACATTTCCGCCGTTTTCAAACAGAAGGGCAAGCAATTGGGACTGTTGATCGGTAAGTTCCCGTTCTTTTTTCTTTTGAGCAAGTAAATTCATGGTTTACGTAGGTATTTTGTCGTTTGCTAGTTCACATTTCCACCCGACTGGTTCCCAATCGGGCATTTCTTTGCGGATGTCTTCTATTAGTTCGCTTACTCGGGCTTCACAACGGTCAAATGTGGCATAGGGGCCACGTACGTCGTGTGCTTCGAGACAGTCAGTAGTACTGAAGAGGTAACAAACGAGCACTTTTGCAACAAACATGGGTGCCTCGTTAAGGGTGGGTTGACTTGCTAGCCTACGTTACGTCCCAAGATGTAAAGATTTGTGGCGTTTTTGTCGGCGTGTACTAGGTCTAGTGCAACCCTCGTCATTATATTAAGGGCTAAATACATCAAAGTCAACAAAAAAATAAAAAATAAAATTTAAGGGGGGTGTTTTGGCGAAAAAGTCTTGACAAAACGGTACCCCACCTATACAATCGGTGTATAACCCGCCGGGATATATACCCATGTCACCCCCCGGGGATGTATAGGGGGTTGCAAAAGTAGCACAGTAAGTACCCATAGCCTCCACCACTATTGTGGTCGGGGGTTTTTCTTTGCCCGCTGTCCTAAAGAGTTGCAATAACTTGTATGATTAACCCTAAAACATACAATTGATGTCGACATTGCTAGCATATGCTGGGGTACCCCGGGTGTCCCATGCGCGGGGGCATAGCAAAATATATATTTTTCCCATCGGTGATGCCCAAGGGGACAAACCCCCCAAAGAACAACCCTAAAGGATGCCCCTAAAGGATTGCTGGTCGGTATCGCCCGCCCGCACATATGCGCGTAAATGATTTGTCATGCAATAAACCCCCCTAATGGCGATATTCTGGGTCTATATTATTAGCATAACCCGAACACAAGTCCCCCGTGACTATCCTGTGATTACAAGCATTTAAGGATTAATCCGCCAGTAAGACAAAAAAGAACCCGCCAAGACTAGCAAGGCGGGCTGAGTGGCGGCTTATGCCGCTGGGGAGGAAAAAGGTTAATCGGTTTCGATTGTAACCTGTGAAATCTTTACGGAATCGCCGTACGGATAAAGGACGCCCGCCTGATGCGCGATCTTTTCAAGCACCGCCATCTGTTGCGATAGTGTCTTAATTGCCATTGAGATGGTATCGAGATCAGCAACCGCGATCACCGCAGTTTGGTTGTCATTTTTGATAACGTCATTTACCTTCACTGAATAATTTGCCATTTTCTTTCCTTTCAAAGTTGCAAAAGTGGACGGGACAACATCGCCCCGCCCGATTGTTATATTATGCCACGCGATATTTTGCAAGCGGTTTTCCAGTGCGAACAGTCTTAACTTCAACCCCCGCCTTTCTCAAGTGCATTAAACGCCACCGCGCCGCCGCCAATGAGATATTTAATTCACGGGCAATCGTGTGAACCGTAATCCCATGATTGCGACTTTTGAGCATCTGGTAAAGTTCCCGCAAGGCTGGAGTTAGTTGTACCTTGCGCCAATCATGCGATTGAGCAACACCGAACCCGCCGATTTTTGGCGCGGTTGGTTTATCCAATTCTTCATCAATGCGCTGGGTAATAGCATCAATTGTTTTTGCATAACCCTTAAGCAATTCATTCATTTGACGGATTGTTTTTTCGTTTTGGTAGTCCATTTTTCAAGTTCCTTTCGTGGTTACCATGTCAATGCGGTGATCAATAAAGTGATAAACAAAATCACCAATAAACACCGATAGATTATATAGGCTAATTCTAAACCATTGCTCATTATGCCGCAACCCCCGCACATTCCCACGCTGGGGATTCGATAACAGAACGGACAGCATCCGAACGGATACGCCGTACATTATGCAAGACTGCGGTTTTCTTTCCCGTTTGGCGGGTCTTCCCGTCTTCATCTTCCCAAGTTGCATCAACATGGGTAGACCAGTGGGTGAGGGCATTATATCCCGCCCATTTAGTTGCGCCAAGTTCTGGGAGTTCTTCACGGTAGCGGTGAATAAGATAGTTTAATTTGGTCTCATTCACTGCTGAACCCTGCCCGTTTTCCTGAGCCGCCCCTGCTTTTTTGCAAATTGTATCGGCAAGGATTGACGCGAACTGCTCTTCTGATAACGGGCTGGCCTTCCAATTTCGCATCAATTCAACCTGACCATCCCACATCGACAAACCCATAGCCGCCTTACCGATAATCGCTTTTGGTGACAGGTTGCGGGTATGCTTTCTTTTCTGGTGGTACGCCTTCACCCCGCCGAAAACCTGAGTATTACGGCATAGGTCGCGATAAGCCCCGGAGAACACTTGGAACGCCCAAGACATATCCACTGAATTAAAGACATCCATACGACACCGGACAACATCATCCGAACGCCCTACATCCGCCTTCAAGTCATGGAAATATATAGTTCTATGGGCTTTTAATCCGCCATCATAAAGCCTATCACAAACTTCGACATTGCCCGCCGCTGGTAGGTCGGACGAATAGAGCATGTCCGCCTGAGTCGCGAAAAGCACATCATGGGGCACAAGGTTATAAGATTTACCGACTGGGCGGGTGTTGAGTATTTCGCCCATCGCTTCATTATAAAGTGCCTGATATTCATAGACGGGCTCGGAGCGGATTATATTGCTTTCTAACCCGTCAATAATCTGGGGAACATCTGCGGCAATCGGAACACGCCTAATTTTGGCAAACTTACTAAATAGGCTAGTATCACCAATATCATGGTGGACTGACCAAACGGCATCCCCCTTCGCCTTAGCCTTTTCTGCGGCAAGTCCGCCAGTTGTAATTACGTCTAACATGGTTAAAAACCTTTCTTTCGTTTTGTTGCGCTGGGCACAATTGCCCCGCCCCTATTTTGTACCATAAAAAAAAGCGGGATGAAACCCCGCCTTTTAATTTATTTAAAAAAGTTGGAAACCGCCCCGCGACTCGCGATTCCCGTTGATTCCGCCACCGCCGCCCCCAAAGCAACCACGATTTGAAGCGGGCTGAACACGATACGGAATCCCCAAAAAATTGGCGTGGCTTTTTTCTCAAGGTTAATGCGTTATAAACAAAACCTGCCGATCTGGTGCTGACCAACAAAGCGCACAGTTCGCACAATTAGAAGCCGCCCCCGTTTGTTCAGGACAGACAAAAGACTTGCCCGCGACAGGTTGCTGGCGTTCGGTGCTGTTGGCTGAAAAGTCATAATCCAAATCGTTGCTAAACCTCACGGAAAACCTAGCCCCGAAACGCTGACGGGTAATCTCGATACGCTGGCCTATCTCGCTATCTTTTGTTCTGCCCGTGTATCCCCAAACGGCTAGGTTATCATAATCACTCAACCACCAAGCCCAGCGATTAACATATTCAGTTGAATAAAAATCGCCCAAAACATGAAGACGGACAATCACCCCGCGATAGGTCGCGCACAGTTCCGCCAGTTCTTCTTCAAGTTTATCTTCTAGGGCTTGCCCGTGTTCTATTCTATGGGCAAATGCCATATTGTTACCGTAGCAATCATCCCAATGATAGCAATCACGGGGACAGGTTGCCCGCTCTTCAAGGGTAAGAGTAAAGATTACATAGCCTTTAAATTGGCCTTTCTTTACTACAGGCAATCCGCCTTTATCTGCAATTTTAGCATTGCGGGAAATTTTCAAAACGCCCGTTTTTATATCTGCAATACTGCGGCGGGCTTTCGGGTACATGGTCACGGGGGGCTTGTTAATATCTGCTTTTTTCATCGGTCGGTTTTCCTTTCGTGGTTGCGTTAGTCCACAATTAACCGATACCACGCCCGCCGTCAATCCGGAAAGATAGGTTTTTTATTCCCCGCATCCCCTTGGCCGCTTTTTTTAGATTATCTAGTTCTTCCTCATCCTTGGCCAGCAACACCATCACCATTGTTCCCTTGGTATGTTCGCGGGCGGCTTCTATCCGGCGTTTGGCGTTTGTCAGTTTGTCAGGCATTTGTCTTGTCTCTGTCGGGCGTTTGTCAGGGCTTGTCTTAGCGTGGCCAGTTTGTCATCGGGTTCGCCGTCCCATTCCGCATCATCAAGTAGTTTGCGTAATCTTTTTGTCTCGGCTTCCCAATACCGGAAGGCGTGTTCACGAAACAAAGCGTGGTCTTTTTGTCTTCGTTTGCGTAGTAAGTTTGTCATCCTTGCGTATCCCTTCCATGTAGCACCCTGCACAAAGCAGTGACCAGTCGTCAGGTTTGACATCGGCTGGCGCACCGCATTTGTCGCAGGGCGGGCGTTCGGTGTGTCTATGCTGTCCCCCTACCAAAGCCGATACCATTCGTTGGTGTTGGTACGCTGATTGTCATCATCGTCATACTCAGTGGCATAGGCGATGCAACCCCACCTGTCCTCATCCTCATCATACCAGAAGTTCAAGTCATAGTCTTCATACTCGCGAAACTC